CGGACCACCCCGGCCGGCTGCGTCTCCACCGCCTCGGCGACCAGCGGCATCGTCCTCAACTCCGGCAACGCGGCCAACAAGTACGGCCCCTTCCTGCCGCTGGCCGCCGGCGACACCGGCGTCAAGGACATCGAAAGCCTGGCCTGGGGCGGCACCGCGCACGCCTCAGGCAGCGTCTTCATCGGCCTGTGCAAGCCGCTGTGCATGCCGATCCCGGTCCCGGCCACCGGCCTTTACAATCTGGTCGATTTCGTCAATACCGTGCCCAGCCTGCCGCGCCTGTGCAACGGCGCGAACGTCACCTTCCTCGTCTTCGCCACCGGCGCGACGACCTCGGGCGGCACTGTCTACGCGAACTTCGACTACGCTTACGGCGGCTGACATGGGCCTGATCGGCAACGGCTACCGCCACAACCTCACCGGGCGCCTGTTCGGCGCCACGGCGCTGGATGGAGGCAACCCGTCGATCCTGCGCAGCATGACGAAGCCGGCGTACCAGCGCAATATCTTCGTCGGCGAGGGCATCAACAGCCGGCTGGCCTCGCTGCCGTCGGCGTCGAAGCACCCGTATTCCTGGGTGATGGCCAACACCGCCGGCGCGATCAAGTCCTTCATGCGCTCGCGCGTCGAGATCGCCGCCAGCGCCAGCGGCGAACTCGGCAAGCCGGCCACCGCCAGCGGCAGCATCACGATCACCGGCACCGTCGCCGCAGGCCTCATCGTGAGCGCCACCGGCACCGCCACCATCGCCATTGACGGCACGGCCGCCATCGTCGCCACTATCCTCGGCACCGGCCAGGCTACCGTAACCATCACCGGCGCCGCCGCGCTCGGCGCTGAAGCGTCGCTCACCGGCACGGCCACGCTGACCATCGACGGCCATAGCGAAATCATGGGCCTGGGCTACATGACCGGCAGCACGGAAGACGTCACGGCGCTGACCCCGGAAAACCTCGCCACCGCCGTCTGGAGCGCTCTGGCCGCCGCCAACAACGAGTCGGGAACGATGGGCGCCAAGCTGAATACTGCCTCGAGCGGCGGCGTCGACCTCAACGCCCTGGCCGCCGCCGTTGTGGCCGCCCTCGAAGATACCACCATTCCGGTAGATGTTGCCAAGGTCAACGGCGCCACGCTTACCGGCGCCGGCGTCGTCGGCAATGAGTGGGGCCCTGCCTGATGGACCTGCTGGCCTGGCTACCAGGCACCTGGAAGCTCGGCGCATGGAAGCTCGGCGCCTGGGAAGAAGGCACCGCGCCGCCCGACGAATGGGCGCCAGGCGGCTGGGTATTCCAGCCGCGCAAGATCATCAACCCGCGCCGCAAGCGCGAAGACGAAGAACTGCTCCTCTTTTTCTCGTAAAGGAAAAAACCATGCACAAATTCCACAAGCTGCTCGCCAGCAACAAAGGGCGCGGCAGCTTTCGCGCGGAGCAGGGCGCCGAGGCCGCCACGCTCTACCTCTACGACGCCATCGTCGACACGCCGGAGGATGCCGCCTGGTTCGGCGGCATCGATCCGACCACCTTCATCGCCGCGCTCAATTCAATCGATGCTCCGGTCATCCACTTGCGCGTGAACTCGCCGGGCGGCTCCGTCTTCGCCGCCCGCGCCATGGAGCAGGCGATCCGCGAACACAAGGCCGAGATCGTCGTCCATGTCGACGGCTATGCCGCCAGCGCCGCCAGCTTCCTCATCATGGCCGCCAAGCGCGTCGAGATGGCCGCCGGCGCCTTCCTGATGATCCACAAGGCATGGACGTTCGCCGCCGGCAATGCCGACGACCTCAAATCCATGTCCGACCTGCTCGGCAAGATCGACGAATCGCTGGTCACGACCTACGTCGCCCGCAGCGAGCTCGATCCAGACCATGTGCGCGCCGCGATGGCGGCGGAAACCTGGTATTCCGCCGAAGAAGCCGTTGCCGCCGGCCTCGCCGATGCGGTTTTCGACAATGCGCCCAAGGCCACCGCCTGGGACCTCTCGATTTACGAAAATGCGCCGCAGGCTCACCAGCCGGCGGCCGAAGATGCTGATCGCCGCGCGCACCGTGACCGGGCTGCGGCGTTGATGCTGTAAGGGCGACCGCCCGCTATCCAGGCCGCCTCCGGGCGGCTTTTTCTTTTTAGGAGAAATCCAGATGCAAAAACTGCAAGAACTCCGCGGTCGCCGCGACACCATCGCCGCTTCCGCCCGTGAACTCCACGCTGCCCACAAGGACAAGTCGTGGGACCAGGCCGCTGGCGAGAAGTACGACCAGCTCATCAACGAACTGTCCGACATCGATGCCGCCATCGGCCGCGAGCAGAAGTTCCTCGACACCCTGGCCGACAGCAAGGTCGACGATGCGGTTTCGGACGCCAAGGCCAAGCGCGTCCGCGCCGCCGGCGGCGACCTCTTCGCCAAGTGGGTCAAGGGCGGCGACAAGGCGATGACGGCGCAGGATTGGGCCGACATCCGCGCCACCATGAGCACCACGACGCCCGGCGAAGGCGGCTACACCGTCCCGACCGAGGTCTACGGCGCCGTGCTCGACGTGCTCAAGGCCTACGGCGGCGTCCGCGAGGTCGCTACCGTGATCCAGACCGAATCCGGCCATCCGATCAACTACCCGACCTCCGACGGCACCTCCGAAACCGGCGAGCTGATCGGCGAGAACACCACGGCCACCGCTGCCGACCCGTCATTCGGCGTCGTCACGCTGTCGACCTACAAGTTCTCGTCTAAGATCGTCGCCGTCCCGTTCGAGCTGTTGCAGGATGCCGCCGTCGATGTCGAGGCGTTCGTCGCCAAGCGTCTCGGCGAGCGCCTGGGCCGCACGCTGAACAGCTACTTCACCACCGGCACCGGCTCCAGCCAGCCGAACGGCGTCGTCACCGCATCTGCTTCCGGCAAGGTCGGCACCACTGGCCAGACCACCTCGGTCATCTTCGACGACCTGGTCGACCTGGTGCACTCCGTCGATCCGGCCTACCGCAACGACGGATGCCGCTGGATGATGAACGATGCGTCGCTCAAGGTCGTGCGCAAGCTGAAGGACTCCCAGAACCGCCCGGTCTTCATTCCGGGCTGGGACGGCCTCGGCGGCAAGATGCCGGACACCCTGCTCGGCTACGGCGTCACCATCAATCAGGACGTTGCCACGATGGCCGCAAACGCGAAGTCGATCCTCTTCGGCGACTTCTCGCGCTACACCATCCGCGATGTCATGGGCCTGACGCTCTTCCGCTTCGACGACTCCGCCTACGCCAAGCTCGGCCAGATCGGCTTCCTGGCATGGATGCGTGCCGGCGGCACAAAGACCGACGGCGGATCGCCGTGGAAGTACTACGCCAACTCCGCGACCTGATCGAAGGCCGCCACCAGAAACGCCCGGATTCGTCCGGGCGTTTTTCATTTGGGGAACCCGCATGACCAGAATTCGCATCCTCGCCGATGTCACACTCGACGGCCAACGCCATGCACCCGACGCGCTGCTCGATGTCTCTCCGGAACTGGCCGCGCAACTCGTCGCCGGCGGCAATGCCGACGACCACCCGGATGCCGTCGCCCACTGCCTGGCGCAGGGCGCCGTCCCGGACGCCATCGGCGTTGCCGCGCCTGACGCGGTCGACGCCGGCAACGCGCCGAAAACCACGCGCCGCAAAAAGGCCTGACCATGCTCAAGCTCATCACTGCCCCGACCGCCGAGCCGGTGACGCTGGCCGAGGCCAAGCTGCACTGCCGCGTTGACGGCACCGATGACGATACGCGCATCACCGCTTTCATCAGCGCCGCGCGCCATCTGGCCGAACAGAAGACCGGCCGCGCCTTTTCGCCGCAGACCTGGGAACTCGTCCTCGATGCCTTCCCGGCCGAAATCGAGGTTACAATTGGGCCGCTGACCGCCGTGTCCAGCATCAAGTACCTAGACACCGCAGGCGCCGAGCAGACACTGGCCGGCGCCGCCTATGTGGTCGACGCCGACCACCTGCCGGCCCGCATCCCCCCGGCCACTGGCCCCCCCGGGCGGGGAACCGCCGCACTGCCGTCCGCCGTCCGCGTCCGCTTCACCTGTGGCCATGCCGTCTCCGACGGTGACCTCATCGCGCTCAAGCAATGGATGCTGATCGCCGTCGCCACCTGGGTACGCCATGCCGAAGCGGTCGACTCCGCCAACCTGTCCGCGCTGCCGCGTACCTACGTCGACGGCCTGCTCGACCGCTACAAGGTGAACTGGCTGTGATCGGCGCCGGCAAGCTCTCGGATCGCATCACCTTCCAGCAGAAGGGTGTGACGAAGAACGCCATCGGCGAGGAAGTCGTCACCTGGAGCGATGTCGCTACCGTCTGGGCCGAAGTCATCCCACTGCGCGGGCGCGAGTTCTACGCCGCGAACAAGACCACGCAGGTAGTCGACGTGCGCTTCCGCATCCGCACCCGCAGCGGCCTCAACAACGACATGCGCGTACTATGGAAGGGCGTGCCGCACGACATCACTGCCCTGATTCCAGGAACGGGCGCCTGGGCCGATTCGCTCGAAATCATGGCCATGAACGGGGCGCGCAATGGCCGATAGCGTCAAGGTTACGGTCAACGGAATCGACGAGTTGAAAAGGGCGCTCGCCGAACTGCCCGGCAAGCTGCGCCGCAAAGTGCTGGTGAAGGCGTTGCGCGCCGGGGCCAAGGAAGTGCAGAAGGCCGCGCGCGTTGCCGTGCCGGTGTTGTCCGCGCCGTCACCGTACCGCACGAAGGGGCTTCTTAAGCGCAAGATCGGCGTGCGCGTCTCGAAAGAATCGCGCCGTGCCGGCGATGTCGGCGTCTTCATCAACGTCAAGCCGGCGGCCAGTGGCCAGCGCGGCGCCAATAGCAAGCTGGATCCATACTACTGGCGCTTCGTCGAATTCGGCACGAAGAAGATGACCGCGCGCCCATTCATGCAGCCGGCTGCCGATGCCTTGCCGGCCGCTCTGGCCGCCTTCGAACGCGAAGCCGTGCCGGCCATCGAAGCATTGAACACTAGGGGCGCCTGATGATATCCATGTCCGGCACCCTCGCCGCGCCATTCCCGTATTTCGGCGGAAAGTCCGGCGCCTGCGAAACCGTGTGGGCGGCATTCGGCGCGGTCGACAACTACGTTGAGCCGTTTTCCGGATCGGCCGCCATGCTGCTCGGCGCGCCCGACGGCAAGCGGGTCGAAACCATCAACGACTTCGACGGCTTCATCGCCAATTTCTGGCGCGCCATCGCCGCCGACCCGGATAGCGTGGCGCATCACGCCGACTGGCCGTGCAACGAAAACGACCTGTTTTCTCGGCACTCATGGCTGGTGCGTCAGCGTGACGACATGACCGAGCGCCTTCATGCCGACCCGGCGTGGTTCGACGCCAAGATCGCCGGCTGGTGGTGCTGGGGCGCCTGCAACTGGATCGGCTCCGGATGGTGCAGCGGAACCGGCCCGTGGATTCATGACGGCGAGCGCATCGTCGATTCCCGCCAGCTCCCGCACCTCGGCAACGCCGGGCGGGGCATCAACCGCAAGCTCCCGCACCTCTCCGCCGGGCGGGGCATCAACCGCCAGCTCCCGCACCTCGGCGACGCCGGGCAGGGAGCGCGCCGCGACTTCATCTTCGCGTGGATGGCCGCGCTGCATGAGCGCATGCGCGATGTTCGCGTCACCTGCGGCGACTGGTCGCGGGTGCTGAAAGACAGCGTTACCACCCGCCACGGCCTGACCGGCATTTTTCTCGACCCGCCCTACGACAAAGGCGCGATGGACTACGGAAACGGCGGCATGGGCCTCGGCATTTCCGCTTCCGTGCGCCAATGGTGCGTCGACCACGGTGCCGACCCGCTGCTGCGCATCGTTCTCTGTGGCCATGCCGGCGAACATGACGCGCTGCTCGGCCACGGCTGGAACATCCGCACCTGGACGGCGCGCAAAGGCTACGCCCTGACCGACGAGGCGGTGGAAAACAGCGCCTCGGAAACCTTGTGGTGCTCACCGGCCTGTGTCGGTGTCGCCGTTGCGCAACCAAGTCTGTTTGAGGTCTTCGCATGAGCGCCGAATCCGATCTCTACGCCGTCCTCGCCGGTTACGCACCGCTCACGGCGCTGGTGTCGACCCGCATCTTCCCCGACGCGATCCCCGAGGACAAGGCGCTGCCCGCCGTGGTGTACAGCACCGAGGCCGCGACGCCGGAGTGGTGTCTGAACGATACGGCCGCAGCGACCGCCTACCGCTTCCGCATCGTCGCCTGGAGCACTACGCGCACCTCGGCCAAGGCCGTCGGCGATGCCATCGTGGCCGCCCTGCTGGCAAACGGCGTGCCCTACGACAACCGCTTTTCCGGTTTCGATGCCGAGATCGGGCAGTTTGCCGATGTCGTCGAAATAACCTGGTGGGATTGACCCGCCGGGCCAGACCAGCTTTCACCAAACCACCCGCCGCCCGGCGGGTTTTTTCATTTAAGGAGCAGCAAAATGGGAACTCCCCTCATCGGGCGCAATGTTCGCGCCGAAGTCTCGAAGACCGAAGGCACGGCCAAGACCGTGACCGCCGTCACCAATGCTAACCCCGGCGTCGCCACCAGCACCGCGCACGCGCTCACGGACGGCACCGTCGGCTATTTCGACGGCGTCTCCGGCATGTCGCAGCTTGAAGGCCAGGCAGCCCGCGTCGATGCACCGGCCGCCAATACATTCGAACTGCAGGGCATCAACACCACGAGCTATCCGGCCTTCACCGCCGGAGAGTTTACCGCCGTGACCGCGTGGTCGACGCTCTCCCGCGCTGCGTCCTACAACATCGGCGGCGGCGATGCCGACAAGATCGACACCACCGTCCTGCTCGATGTCATCAAGCAGGAAGCCAACGGCCTGCTGGCCGCGCAAACGGTCGGCTTCGATCTCAAGCTCGAGACGACAGACGAAGAAGCGCTCGCGCTGGTGCGTGCCGCTGCGCTGTCGCAAGCCTACCTGGTCTTCCGCATCACGCTCTCCGACGGCGCGCAGCGCGTCTTCCGTGGCCAGCCCTCGCTGCCCGCGGGAA